CTGGTATACCATCTCTCATACCGACCCGACCTGAAACTACTTGGACACAGGTTTCGAAATTACTGCTTATGGAAGCTAAAAATAGACTTCCACGCGTAAAACTCTCGTGTCTAGCAGAGAGGGGAGGCAAATTTCGTGTGGCAACTGTGCATGAGGCGGCACTAATAGCAGCCATAGCTCCAGCATGTTCTCAAGTTACGAGTATGCTAAAGAACTACGGTCCTTGTGCGGGACAGTTGCGTGGACTGACAGAGCCAATTGAAAGGAGAATGAAGAGAGTTGAAAACCTCAAAGCGAAATATCCAGAATCAGATATTTCTATCCACAGTACGGATATGAGGCAAGCCAGCGATCTTATGAACAAAGATGCACTAGAGGTCATAGTGCAAACATTGGCCGACGAACTAAAATGGCCCCTAAATACAAGGCAAAACGTCCTTCGATCTATTTCTCCTACTGTTTTATTCGAACAACAAAAAGACGGTACTACAAGGGATGTTGGGACAACTACGCGAGGTAGTTTACTCGGCGCTCCTATGTCTTTCTGTCTACTCTGTATTCTGCACTCCTTTGTCTTGAAAGCGACAAAGTCTGTGTTCAGAAAAGCTTCAGCTTTCTTTGGTGATGATTCGCTCGTAGTGGGCACAGAAAGAGACTGGATCGCGTATACGCAACGTGCGAACGCAGTCGGTTTCTCTATCAACGAACAAAAGACACACGTCTCAAAAGTACGTGGTGTGTTCTGTGGATATATCTACGATACAAAGAAAGGACTGATAACTAAGAGTAAACTGTCTAGGTTGTTCAAACAGAAGGAGTCATGGATTGATAGACTAGATCTATTTTCGTTAGGGGTGGAGGGGTTACTGGACTGGCAACGATCTCGTGCCATAAATAAATTTAGATCCCGCGAAGCGCTTGTGCTTTTGGCCTTCGTAAAGCAGGGAATTGAACTCACAACACCTCGAGAACTAGGTGGAGTGGGTATTCCGCATGCTAAGTTCAGAAAACCTTCCCGTTTTACCAGGACGCTTCTTGGAAAATTACTTACCATGACAGCATCAGAACAAATCGATGCTATAACCTCTCTCATGAAACCATGGTGCAAAGCTCGTCTACCGAAAGACGTGGCTCATGTGGCGGATGAAGTTCTATCCACCATTAAATGGCATGCGAGAATCGACGCTACGGGAACTGCTTCGTTAAGAGACGTTGTGCAAAGCCTATTAGGGCAGGCAATGTACAAACACTACTTAGCAGCGTACCGATCCGAGCGAACCATTACTCTTCATACTTCTCCTATGGACTGTTCCTGTCGTGTATCAGACACCCTTAATGAAATAATGGAACAGGGCTGGTCAGGAGCACATCCTACCAATCAAGCGACTTATAAAAAGTTCACGTCGCAAGGAGGTCTTAGATGGAGAGTTGATGATGAATCATTAATAACTCTTGAAAAAGAGACACAATCGTTGTACTACACCGTAGGTGGAGTAGTACGGCGCTCACCGTTAACACATATGGTGAGCAAACTGGGTCCTAAAACTCAGTCTTCATCAGGGCAAACCTTTAAG